AACCGATTCAAGATGGTATGGATCGACCTAAAACAGAATTAGCTTATAGAGTACCAGCTAGTAAATTTACAAGAAGAAGTATTGAATCTGGAAGTGAAGTTGTAGATTTAGAAGGATTAGATACAACTATTGACTGGAAAAATACTGGAGATAATAGTTATGATGGTGAAAAGCTAAAACTATTAGTACATGATGAAAGTGGTAAATGGGAAAGACCTAATAATATTTTAAATAACTGGAGAGTTACAAAAACAACTTTAAGATTAGGTTCTAGAATTATTGGTAAGTGTATGATGGGTAGTACTTCTAATGCTTTAGACAAAGGAGGTAGAAACTTTAAAAAATTATATGATGATTCAGACGTTACAAAAAGAAACGCCAATGGACAGACTCGCTCAGGACTCTATTCTTTGTTCATACCTATGGAATGGAACTACGAGGGATACATTGATTCTTATGGCATACCTGTATTCGAAACACCAACACGGAGCGTTGAAGGTCCACATGGGACAAAAATTAGACTTGGAGTAATAGAATATTGGGATAATGAAGTTGAGGGTTTAAAAGAAGATCAAGATGGTTTAAATGAATTTTATAGACAATTCCCTAGAACCACTAAACACGCTTTTAGAGATGAATCTAAAGAATCTTTATTTAACTTAACAAAAATCTATCAACAAATAGATTATAATGAAGATATTAAAAATTCTATAAGTGTAACTAAAGGAAGTTTTCAATGGGAAGATGGTGAACAAGATACTAGAGTAATATTTGTACCAAATCCTCAAGGAAGATTTTTAGTAACTTGGGTTCCAGAAATTGGTTTACAAAATAGAAGATATATTAAAAACGGAATTAATTATCCTGGTAATGAACATATGGGAGCATTTGGATGTGACCCTTATGATATATCAGGTACAGTTGATAAACGTGGATCGAATGGGTCTTTACATGGTTTAACTAAATTTTCTATGGAAAGTCACCCACCAAATCATTTCTTTTTAGAATATATAGCTAGACCACAAACAGCTGAAATATTCTTTGAAGATGTTTTAATGGCATGTGTATTTTATGGAATGCCAATACTTGCAGAAAACAATAAACCTAGATTACTTTATTATTTTAAACGTAGAGGTTATAGAGGTTTTGCAATGAATAGACCAGATAAAAGAAGAAATAAATTATCTGTAACAGAAAGAGAAATAGGTGGAATACCTAACTCAAGTGAAGATATTAAACAAGCACATGCTTCAGCTATTGAAACGTATATAGAACATTTTGTTGGATTAAAAGAAACAGGATATGGTGATATGTATTTTCAGAGAACATTAGAAGATTGGGCAAGATTCAATATAAATAATAGAACAACACATGATGCTTCTATTAGTTCTGGATTAGCTCTTATGGCTTGTAATAAACATAGATATGCACCTAATGTTGTGCGTGAATTACAACCTGTAGATTTAGGTATAAAAAAATATGATAATAGAGGAAGTACATCAAAAATTATAAGTTAAATGAATATATATACTAACACCAACAGCGTTTTTCCTAGTCAAGTAGTAAGTGATGCTGAAAAAGCTACTTGGGAATATGGCCAGCAAGTTGCTCAAGCCATTGAACAAGAATGGTTTCGCAATGGAAGAACTAATGGTAATAGATATTTAACTAGTTGGAATAATTACCACCAATTAAGATTATATGCTCGTGGAGAGCAATCTATTCAAAAATATAAAGATGAATTAGCTATTAATGGTGATTTATCGTATCTTAATTTAGATTGGAAACCTGTACCTATTTTATCAAAATTTGTTGATATAGTTGTAAATGGTATATCTCAAAAATCATATGATATAAAAGCTTATGCACAAGATCCAGAATCAATAAAGAAAAGAACTGAATATGCTTCTAAAATATATGAAGATATGCTTTCTTCTGATTATTTAGAAGTATTAAAAGGAACATTAGGATTAGATTTATATCAAAGTCCAGATTTAGATATTATACCTGAAACCAAAGATGAACTAGAATTACACATGCAATTAAAATACAAACAAGCTGTTGAAATTGCAGAAGAAGAAGCTATATCTAGTGTTTTTGCACAAAATAAATATGATTTAATTAGACGTAGATTAAACATGGATTTAACTGTATGTGGAATAGCTGCAGCTAAAACTAATTTTAATACAGCTAATGGAGTAACTGTAGATTATGTAGATCCAGCTTATTTAGTATATTCTTATACTGAAGACCCTAATTTTGAAGATATTTATTATGTAGGTGAAATAAAAGCAATTACTATACCTGAACTTAAAAAAGAATTTCCTAATATATCTAAAGAAGAATTAGAAAGAATTCAAGCAATGCCAGGTAATAGATCTTATATTACAGGTTGGGGAGATTACGATGAAAATACAGTGCAAGTTTTATATTTTGATTATAAAACCTATCATAATCAAGTATTTAAAATAAAACAAACCGATCAAGGATTAATTAAAGCTATTGAAAAACCAGATACTTTTAATCCACCAGTAAATGATAACTTTGAAAGAGTTTCAAGATCTATAGAGGTTTTATATAGTGGCGCAAAAGTGTTAGGTACAGATACTATGTTAAAATGGGAGTTAGCTAAAAATATGTCTAGACCAATGGCTGATACTACTAAAGTAAGAATGAATTATGCTATTTGTGCTCCTAGAATATATAAAGGTAGAATTGAATCTATAGTTAGTAAATGTATAGGATTTGCTGATATGATTCAATTAACTCATTTAAAACTACAACAAGTAATTTCTAGGTTAGTACCAGATGGTGTTTATTTAGATATGGACGGTCTTGCAGAAGTAGACTTAGGTAATGGTACTAATTATAATCCAGCCGAGGCATTAAACATGTATTTCCAAACTGGTTCGATAGTTGGTAGGTCATTGACTCAAGAAGGTGATATGAACCCGGGCAAAGTTCCTATTCAAGAATTAAACTCTAGCTCAGGTCAAGGTAAAATACAAAGTTTAATTGCTACGTATCAATATTATTTACAAATGATACGTGATGTGACCGGATTAAATGAAGCCAGAGATGGTTCAGTTCCAGATAAAAACACATTAGTTGGTTTACAAAAAATGGCAGCAAATGCTTCCAATGTAGCAACTAGACATATAGTTCAATCTAGTTTGTATTTAACATTAAAATTAGCTGAAAATATAGGATTGAAAATAGCTGATGCTTTAGAATTCCCATTAACTAAATCATCATTACAAAATTCAATATCTACTTTTAATATTAAAACGTTAGAAGAAATAGTTAATCTTAATCTTCATGATTTTGGTATATTCTTAGAATTAGAACCAGACGAGGAAGAGCAAGCGCAATTAGAACAAAATATTCAAATGGCTTTACAGCAAAATGGTATTGATTTAGAAGATGCTATTGATTTAAGACAAATTAAAAATCTTAAATTAGCTAATCAAATGCTTAAAGTTAAAAGAAGAGCTAAAGCAGAACAAGAACAAGCTAATCAACAAGCTAATATTCAAGCTCAAGCAGATTCTAATGCTGAAGCTGCTGAAAAAGCTGCCATGGCGGATGTTCAAAAAGCTGAAGCAATGAATGAAACAAATGTTCAATTTGAAAAAGCTAAATCAGATTTTGAAATTCAAAGAATGCAAACAGAAGCTGATTTAAAGCAACAACTAATGGCTCAAGAGTTTGAATATGATATGAAGCTTAAACAAGCTGAACTTGAAGCTCAAAAAGTTAAAGAAAAAGAAATAGAAGATCGTAAAGATCAAAGAACAAAAATACAGGCTACACAACAGTCTCAAATGATTACACAACGTCAAACAGACGGTTTACCTACAGACTTTGAAAATAATTTCGAAGAAATGAGTCTGTAAATTTTATTAATTATTATTATATTATATTATGTCAGAAACAAAAGAGAAAGCTGGAAAGCTTAAGGTTAAAATTAAACCTAAAAAACTAGTAAAAAATGATGAACCTATAAAAGTAGATTTATCAAAACCAGTTGAAAAAACTGAAGAAAAAGTAGAACAACAAGATGCCATTCAAGTCAGAGAAACAAAAGAATTACCTGATGATAAATCATCCGGAGATATACCGAAGGTGGAAGTTAAAGGAGGAGAATCCGATAAAGAGCCCGCTCCCGTTGTTGAATCTAAAGAAGAAGAAAAACCGATAATAGAAGTTATTGAAATCGGTGAAAAAATGGTACAAGAATCTAACAGACCAACAGCTGTTATATCTGATGAAGTACCAAAAGAAAATATAACTACGTTACCAGAAAATATTGTTAAAGTCGTAGACTTTATGAATGAAACTGGTGGTACATTAGAAGATTATGTAAGATTAAATCATGATTATTCAAACGTAGATAATGATACTTTATTAAGAGAGTATTATAAGCAAACGAAATCGCATTTAAATTCTGAAGAAATTAACTTTTTAATTGAAGATAATTTTTCATGGGACGAGGATGTAGATGAACCGCGAGATGTGCGT